AACCATCCTTAACTTCATCGGCGGCTCAATCACCTTCCCCCAAACCGTCAAAGTCCCCGACACGGGTCTCCTCATACTCGATCCCAAGCTGGGCAAATAAACACATCTTCACAAACTCCTCTTCACTCACCCCCAGGTGAAGAGCATAGTCCCTGACCAATGCCGCAGGGACATCGGGTAACCTAACCGTTATTACAACCACGAATTACACGAAGAGTGCCGCACACACCCTATCCCTCCCTTGCAAACAACTCAAATTAATCTGCAAATAAGCTTGACGAGTTGCAAAACAGGTCTTTAAAATTGCGGCAACGCCGCACACTACTAATTAGTACTAATTAGTGCCGCCCCGGTCCCTCCGGGAAGGAGGGGCGGCAATCGAGTCGCTCTTATTACAACTCAATAACCCTAATTCCTCCGCTTGGCGGCTGCGGAATTAGGGTTCTAATTAGTACTAATTAGTCTAATTAGTGCTAATTAGTTGACTTTCCCCGCCAATTCTACCACATTCCCTGCGCGTAAGAGTTTCCATGCTTGCGCTAGTTCCTTGCCCATTCCCTTCGGGGGGTGGGCATCTTCCTATCCAATTACAATAAAAACGCCACAGATCGCATCCTCATGCCCGTGCGGCACACCGTAGGTCATCGGTCTTTGTAAAATTTTACGGGGGGTGGGAACGGTAGCTGTATCCACCCCCTAGCGAAGTTCTCGACCCCCCCCGCCCCCCGGTGGACCTACTGCCAAGGAATCATGCGCTTTTGGCGGGAATTTGCAGCTTTTTTGGTGTTTCCGGGG